GGGTTTCTATGAAAGGTTTCCCCCGGCCATGATGTGATTCACATCTTTAAATGTATACCGACAATAATAGGTGTCGGTAATATATAAGAGTTTCTCTTCACCATCGGTAATTAAAAAACCAACATTCGGAACATCATGCTCTAATTCAAATGGTAAGATAGTAAAATTACCAACAGAAAATTGAATCTTAGGCGTTATATAGACCACTTTATGATGTCCGGCAACATAGATAGCCTCAGCTGTGTCTTTTAGCATATACACACGATGTCCGAGTTTTAATAAATCAGGCACGGCCTTGCAATGGTCGCCGTGTTGATGAGTCACTAATACTCCGCAGAGATGTACAAAATTAAATCGACAATAACGCTGTATGTCTTTAAATGCTAACCCTGCATCTAGTAATAATTCATCCCCATTAGTTGAGGTTTTGATTCGGTAGCAGTTCCCTTTTGAGCTACTACCGAATGCTTGAATACTAATCACAATTAATCACCAAACATATGGACGACTTCGCCTGTTTCAGGATCTACGAATTCACTTGTAGGAGTAGGTTCAATATCAATCGTTTCTGAATTTGCGTTATTAGCAATAGTTTCAGCCACATCAGATTGAACGTCGATGGTTTCTCCTTCAAAATCAGGTGTGAGTTCGCCATCATTATCGCGAATAACAGCGCCATCTGAGGTGAGAGCATTCGTCATATTCTGCATTTCAACAGACAAAATACCATATTTGCTTAGCAACTGTTTAAGTACGGTTTTAATAGCCATCGCATCAAAGTCAGTTTTCCAAAGTCCAAAACCTTTTTTATAAGTTTGAGAGTACTTTTTAGCATGTGCTTCCATTTCTTCTTTACTCATGTATAGGTATTGTTCATACCCATTCTCTAATCGGAAATAGGCCATATATCCAACTACAGCATTCCCAGTAGGCTCCCCTAATTCGAATTCACCTGTTAATCGATTCCGTTTCTTTATTTCACCCTCATAGATTTTAATAGCATTAATCTTTTTGTATTTGCCAGCTCTAATGGCTAGCTGAATATACCCTTTGTATCCCATTTGAAATTGGGCTTCATAAATTTTCTTTTTGCCATTATAAAATGGAACAATATAAGCGAAGCCTAAATTTTGATTAATAGGAAGGTCTAGTGTAGCTGCCATAATACCAGCAGTAACTACAGTCGTAGGGTCTGCCTTAGTTAAGAGTTCATTATTATTAGAAACAGAAATCAAACTAGATACAAATGCTGCTGACTTCTTCCCTAGTATTTCATTGAATCGTTTTTTTATAGACTCACTCGATACTAAAGTCTTCAATGATTGAGTTTGTAATTGTGTTTGTGCTTTCGCAATTTCTCCCATTGTGCGCCTCCTATGCTACGTCTTCACATACAGCGTGAATGTTTAATTTAGTTAAGATACTATGAATTTCTAAGCGGCCTTTTTGCGTCCACTTAGTCGTGATTTTAGAATCTAAGCGACCATCACTTCTGCAGAATGTAAAGGTTTCTGATTTAGTAAAGCCTTTAGCCATATGTTGCTTGTACAGAATCCATTGATCACCGACCTTACGTTGTAGACCAGCTTCATGCAAAATTTTATTTAACTCTTGAGCACTAAGGCCATAGTCAGCTGCAATTTGAGTAATCGCTAAACAGGATTTACTTGAGAGAATTTTATCTACGTAATCCTTAACCGGTTTAAACTCCGCAATCTGCTGTTCTTGTTGTGCTACAATTGCTTTCGTTGCATTATGTGATTCTACCTCATCAGCATATGCTCTAAGGGCTTCAGGCAATGTCTGCGGAATCACCATAGAATAAGAACCGGTTTTTCTAATAGCTGGGATTACATCATGCGTAATCCAACGCTTGAATTCTTTGGCTTCAGGTTTTCGACTTGAAAGCACCAGGCTATATAGCCCGTATTCATTTACAGTCAATAAATTCTGATTGCCTCCAGGGGTAGGAATTGAATTCGTACCCTTTTCATCTTCATCTAAACGCCCTACAGCTTTAGATGTATCATTAATGCCTAAACATTCGCATACATCTTTTGCTACGAACCATACTTCATTGTCTAACTCCTGGACTCTAACTTGCCCAAAAGAAATGTTATTGAAAACTTGCAATTCGACCATATCTACACCTCCTTAACCACTAATTGTGGTTCTGATTCATCAACAATGAGCTTAATGGTTTGACTATTTACAGGAACAAACTCAGTCACCGCTTCAGCGTTATCAATAAACACCGGAGCGTTTACTTTGAAATAGCTAGTTAATGCGTTAATGATATCAAGGCCTACATTAATACGTGCAGCGTTATTCATGCTGCGATACGGAACCCCTTTATAGGTGGTTTCGCAACATTCCTCAACGTTGCCGTTCAACATAACATTAAACATCTTGAATCGTGCTAGTTTGAATCTCGAGTTAATAACATCTTCCAGCATATTGACCTTGGCCTTAACGAATTCATCCATCAGATAAGAGGCTTCATCGAGCTTTGATTTTTCTGCTGCTAATTCAGCCTGTTGACTTTCTAGCTCTGCTACACGAGTATCAATCCGTTTAGCCTCTTCGTATTTATTCAATTCAGTTTCAAGGTTAAAGCGGTGTTCTTTCGTTGTAGCAATACGTTTGTCTATGTCTGCAATTTCTTCAGAATGATCTGTATTAGATTCATCGAGTTTCATCTGCAGCATAAACTCTTCTGCTTTTAAATCAGCATATATAGAATCATCATCAAGCACTGGTGCTGTTAGCTGTCCAATTTCATCAGTTATGGTTTGTTTAACAAGTTCTTTCGCCTTAATAAGAGCCTCTAAAGTTTCAACAGGCTCTAAGCCGGCATCTCGTTTTTTAATATTCTCAATGTCTTGTTGCTTCAGTTCAATAGATTGATTGATTTCTTCTAATAGCTTAGATTTTCTAAGGTTAAACTTCGTTTCAGCTTTTTCACGTGCGGCTTGAATTTGCTCTGCAGGAAGTTTTTGTCCGCAGGTCGGGCAAGCCTCATCGATATCCATTACAAATGCATCCTCGTTGACCTGCTGACGTTGATGCATCAGCTCGTCAATAACACTCTCGATACGTTGAATATCCCTATTTGATGTATCAAGGCGATGCTTGGTGCTCTCAACCTTAGAAGATAGATTGTTAAGTTCAGAAACAACCATATCGTATTCATTCGACTTCAATGCAGATTGTTTTTTATATTCCATCTGCAGTTCACTTTCACGAGCCATCAATCGACGCTGTACATCTCTAAGCTCCGCTCTAGTATCAACAACCGCATGTCCATTTACTAATAATGCTTTGTCTGCCTCTAGAGTTTCTAGCGTTGTAGTTGCTAAGCTAATCTCCTGAATAAGAACGTCTCGAGGAGTATCAATGGTAGGTTTACCGCGCAAGGCCTCATCAATTCGAACTGGAATCATATCCAGCTCTTTATTGATGGCGGTTTTCTTAGCAGCTACTACCTTTCGATGATCGTCTACACTATGGCCTGATAAGATATCAGTCAATGCTTTTAGCTCACTATATTCTGCAATAACATCCTCATCTGATATATCTCCGCACATCTCAAGTAATAGCTTTCTGCGGTTCTGCCAGGAATATGTTTCGTTGAAATACAACGGATTAGTAATTAATTTGAAAATATTTTCATCAACTAATGAATTTACAATCTCCTTATATTCCTTTTCTTTTTTAGGAACGCCATCGACAAAGTAGTCTGTCGTATGACCTGTCATAGTGACTTCACCACCACGAGGGGATGAATACTTTTCACGATAGACGCGTTTAAGCTCAACAGTACCACCTTCATCTAATGTAAAGGTTCCTGTTACTTCGTGATTGACTTTATGGATAGGTTCACCACCATCCAATGTTTTGATTTCAAAATCAGCTCTATCCAGGCTATCTTTGCCAAATAGCAACCAACATACGGAGTCAAATACAGTCGTCTTGCCGGTAGCATTATCCCCACGGATAATAACATCACCGTTGAAATTTATAGTAAAGGCTTTCAAACCTTTAAAATTTAGTAATTCTAATTTTGTGAGTTTCATAGTGATCTCCTATACAACAGTGGCATCCACATCGATGGTATGCGGTTCAATCTTTAATCGATTGGCCCATTGCATGACCGTCGAATTAATATGAGCATTCTTTTTAAGCATTTCATTAGCAAAGAGCTTAGCCTGTACTAAGTCAAATATTTGACGACCTTTCTTCTTACCCTTATTGGCCAATTCTAGGCATGCGACCGGCTTCATAGCATCATCAGTAACTAGCACTATTGCCGTAGTTCCTTTCATGACTCTATCTCGATATGATCCAACACAATTTTTTAACCGTTTACCAGCAGTCATTAAATCTGCTGCAGTTCTTGGGACCATAAAATGCATTCCGTTTACATCCGCTTGTAGTTGAGGAACCTCCGGAAGCATTACGTCGCCGTACTCTTGCTTATTGAAGATTCTGATAACTTCATCATGAAAGTTCTTCAGCTTGAATCGTTTTGCCCATAATATATCTTGGTATTTTGCATCGAGCTTTATGTACATATCTACACAATCTTCGATATCACGAATGTCTTCGGATAACATCCAGCGCAATACAGCTGGCTCACCACATCGCTTAATTAGCTCCTGCCACATGTCCTTAGAGCGAGGTGCATTTAGCTTCATTGCCTTACGAAAATCGTTAGCGTTATGAAGCTTACCTGTATATGGACATGCACTTTCATAGCTTCGTTGTAGTGTGAGGATAGTACGTCTACAATTTTCATCATTGAAGAGATTCAGAACATCAGACATATATACGCTTAATGGATCATTAACCATACACTTCCGCAAGGCTCTACTATTGGGAGCCTTATATGATTGTCTAAGTGCTTCTTGAAAATTCATACCTTTTCTTGTAGCCACCAATACATCGTCTTCAAACGGAATGTTTGTGTATCGATATAAGCTATAAGCATTAGTCCAATACACATATTGTTTCATTAAGCTAACAATGCTAGGCATATCCGGTGCCGATAATTTTAAAATCATATTAAGCAGCATCGTAAAATGATATCCATTGTCTTCAGTGGCTCCTGGAGCCACATATACATCCTTAGTACCATACCCATATGTTTCCTTTAATCGTTTTTCAAACATAGACCTTAATGCTTTGAATGTTTTGTTTAAAAATTTTCTGTTAAAGTCTGTCATTGCGTATGAATCGCCAAAGAATTTAAGTACAGGCATAATCTCATTTTCACGAATGTGATCAACAGTCATTTCATAACGGATTCTAAATCTATCAATGAAGATAGCCTTGCGTTTCTTAAAGTCGAATCGCAATGTTTCCGTACACATTCCGTGGTCGTTTTTCCTGCCGTCAAAAAAAAGCTGTATTCCTTGGTATCTAATTTTTAAATCTAAGAAATGTTTGTAATTAATAACCTCCACATAAGCGGTCACAGGATATACTTTCTCATCACTAATGGAATAGTAAATTTTATGATCACAAGGATTGGAAGATGTTTGGCAGTTTGGACAGGTATAGTATTTCGCACCAGTAACGTATCCATTATGATATGAATATTTACGTTGCCAGCTACCCCCAAACGTAAACCCACAGTCGATATGGTGGACAGTTGTGTATTCCGCTCCATAAGGAGACTCTAGGATTACGCTATCGAACATTTTGTGAATATAGGTACTGGATACAATCTCCACAGTGAATACCCCCTTTTAGTCGCCGAACATAGCGAATAAGTCCGCATCTTCTTCTGGCACAGGGGCAATCACTTCTTCAGCCTCTTTAACAACAGGTACAGGAGGCTCGCTTGATTTGGCCTTACGCTTACGTTTAGGTTTTTCTTCTTTAGGAGTGTCTTCAGATTTTTCTTTAGGTGTAGCTGTCTTAGGTGGCTCTACTACATCAAAAGCTTTTACAATGGCATTAGAGGCTTTCATAACCCCTTCTGTGTAAGCAATACCAGCTTGGTATTCCTCAGCGTTGCTAGGGTCCATTTCAACGGCCTTATGTAATATGTCTAGCGACTTCTTGCATATATCTGCTTGGCTTTTGAATTGTTGTTTAGACATATTTAAGCCTCCTTTGCCATAATGGATTTCAAATCGGTGATAAGATCATCTGTCAAAGAGTCACTAGATGGACGAGTAACACCATGCTTGCTAAAAATTGCAAGTGCTTTTTTTGCTTTTACCCCATCTTCGCCCATCCATTCACGGAATTCCTTATAAAAGGCTTTTTTATCTACAGGTTCAGCAGTTACATCTAATGCTGCATCCTGTTCCGGTGTTTCTGTTGTAGTTGATTCTTCAGTCGGTGTTTCAACAGGACCAGGTTCCGCTACAGGTTCTTCTACCTGTTCAGCCTTTTCTTCTTTTTTATCTGTTACTAACTTACCTTCAAAATCGGTTACAGGAACATCCTTTTGTGCTGGCTTAACTTCAACAGGTTCAGGCTGTTGTTTTATATCTACTTTTCCTGCAACTTCAGACGCCGCTACTTCAATATCGATAGTCTCGCCAACTGTTACTGTAGGCGCTTCAACATTAGAGCAATTACCGCAGCACTGATGATTTAATCGTTCGTTCCAATCCGCCACTTGCACTGCTAGATCGTCTAACGTATTGAATTTAATAGTTAAGATATTTTGATTTTCCATGATAGTTTCTCCTTTAGAATTTAAACAACAATTCATCATCAACTAAGCGACCTTCTACAATTTTTGGAATGCCAAGTTCACGAAGCCTTTTGATTACACTGCGACTTTTAGATATATAAATAGTATTTCTTTCGATTTGTGTTGCTGTTGGCTTAAATATATAAGTCTCTGTAGATAACGCTGGTGCTACACAAATTGCTTTATTATCAATATCTATCCCAACTCTAAAACACTCAGGTCCATTTAGTTTTCTATATGCAGCTAGCGAAAGTTTAATGTAACTATTAGTTGTAATAATTGATACTTTTTGAGCTGCATTTCTTTTACCTTTGTTGTCAGCAAAGAAATCAAAGTCAAATGTATTAATCGTGGGCATCACCTTTTTAGATGTTAATTCCGGCATAGTAACCTCCTTATTTATTAACTAACGCTTTAAGTGTTTCTACTTCCTGGCGAAGTTGTTCGAGCTCACCATTCTTAGCTTGTGGTTCATATTCAGAGCCTCTACCAGTGCGGAATGCAGCATTAATATTGAATTGAGTTTCACCACCTAAAGTGATGCCGAATCCTAAGCGTACTTTTTCGTTAGGGCTATAGAATGCGCCAAGTGCGATTGCGTTAGCGTTACGGTAATGACCATAGCTAATAGCAAAACTACCTTTGTCATCCTTGTTGTATTCAAGGGGATGTAGACCTGCTAGTGCTGCGGAACTTGCACCTAATCGATTAACACGTTGGCCAAGGTTATTTACTTTATTGTTGATATCTTTAGCAAGGTTAATGGAACGATTTTCTAATGTAGTAATACGTTGTTCATGGTTATCTGCCACGTTTTCAAGTACACGAATATCTGCAGTATTTGTAGCTACTTTTTGACCTAATGTATTGATTGCGTTTGTGTTACCACTGATGCGGTTAGCATTGTTATTGATTGCAGTAGTATTACCAGCAATGTTTTTAGTGTTATTTGCAATCGCTTGTTCATGATCATTAACCACATCACCTAGCATATTTAAGCCGATAGCGATATCTTTGATGTTTTGTTTATTAGTTGCGATTGCTTGTGCGTTTTTATCAATGTTATTAGCGTTCTTTTGAATTGCAGTTTTATTGTTAGCAATGTTAGTAGCGTTTGTTTCTACTTCATCAACTACTGCGAATAATTGGCTACCATTGATAGCATCTAGGCTATCTGCTTCTACACGGCCAGCACTCACATTTTGAAGTTGGCGGTTATAGTATTTAACACCACCTGCACCAGCACGTTCACGAGAGCCAAAGGATACAACGCTAGCAGGTTGTTCGCCAGCGAATACGTGGCGAGTACCATTGATTGTGATACCATCAACCCCTACTGCATCATCAGTTACTGAGTTAGTACCGATTGCTACGGAGTTTGATTTATCTGCGATAATGTTATTACCTACTGCCACCGCATCAACTGCAGTCGCTTGTGTATGTGTACCAATTGCCATGGCTCCTTGGCCTGATGTTTCGCTATTAGCACCAATAATAGTCTGTTCCATATCACCAGCCATTTTGTTATTGTAGCCAATCACAGTTGATTGATTACCTTTGATTTCCTTATTATTAGCACCAATTACAACGCTATTCTCACCACTTAGGTTATTTGTGCGACCGATTGCAACGCTAGATACACCACTAACATATGCACCATTACCGATTGCAATAGTGTCATATGCACTTGTTCGTGCTTGGCTACCAATTGCATATGTGTATTCAGTCAATGCTTCTGCATGGCTACCATACGCAAAAGAGTTACGGCCTGTTGCCTTGCTATCATTACCACCAACAAAGGAATTAGTACCGCTTGCTACGTTGTTTTCACCAAATGCGATTGCATTGTTAGCATCGATTGTGTTTTGATAGCCAAATACTGCACTACTATGAGATGCTGGTGTGATTGTGTTATCTGTACCACCTAATGTGTTATTATTTGCACTTGCCACGTTTACTGCTAATGCAGAAATACCTAATACTAAAGCTGCTTTTTTAATGTTGTTCATTGTTTTAATCTCCTATATTTTGTACAATACAGGTAGAGTGTTATTAGATCATCACTCTACCAAGTCCGCTGAAATTTCTTCTAACTTTTCACCAGCGGACTTTTTCTTTTTCCAATTCGTGGATATCTTCTAACCAATATCCAGCTAAAATCCATAATGTAACACCAAGCATGGTTTGACAAAACCAAGTCCAAAAGTCGATTACATCAAGTTGTAGGCTCCCCATGGCACCAACAGCTAATACAGCTGCGATAATGCGAAGTGCATAAACTAATTTCAACATGTTTACTCTCCTATTCGTGCCTGGCAACGTTTCGCTAGCCAAGCATTAAACGACTCAACGTGGATAAGGCGTTTACCTCCACGTTTACCGATTTTCATGGACGGGAAGTCAAAATCTTGCGCCCATTCTCGGATAACGGCTTGCGGTACGCTAGCAAGTTCTGCCGCCTCCGCTACTGTGATGCACATCTTATTCATATGCACCTCCTAGCAACCACATGCCAATCGGAACATCCATACTAAGATGAATATGCTTATGCTGGAGGATATACCTAATGCTAAAATCCATAATCATATCGAACATAATTCATAGAGTGATTCTTTATTCATAACTACCTCCTTTTACAAATTATTCATGTATATTTTGTATATTCATTAATAAATTTTATTTATTGTTTGTATAATCACCTTGAAAGGAGGTGATTATATGGATATGCATAAGAAAATCATTGCATTTGCTGTTTCTTTAGAAGCTAATGAATTAAATGGCAATCGGCTTATATTACTTACTAATGCTGGTCTATTGTCTGCTCTTCCTGTATATAGTGATGAGTCTGATATTCAATCCAAGCTGCTCTATCAATGCCTAAAAAGTACAGAAAAAGCGTTAAATAAAAATTATGTCCCAAATTCTGAAAGGCATCTATTGTTTGATGAGAACTCATTGCTACTAAAGGATGTTAAATTAATCTCATCTGGATCAGTCCAAGAACTTGGTTCATTGCTTTTAGATACATCATCAGTAATTGCTATTTCCATTGGTACTTGCCTAGAAGCTCAATAAATTCCTTTTCGTTTAAATTGCCATGTGTGCTAAATGTTACACGTGGCAATTTTTTTTTTGCTAACTTATTAAGCCTTTTTAGCTTTTTGATCGCGTCATCTAATTCATATGTATCTACTTTTATTTTTATGGTGTATTCTTTTCTACTGTTCATATTCCCTTGTCTTTCATCTTTTACGAATTCTTTCATAACCTATCCTCCGTAACGGTTTAACCGTAATCAACTATAAAAAAATAATGTCGTCATACGTTACACCAAATACTTCTTGTATCTTTTTTATGTGAGGAACATCAGGGAAAGAGCGTTTGCGCTCCCAATTTCCCCAAGTATCAACAGACACTCCAATCGCTTTAGATGCCGTAAGTTGAGACCAGTTTTTTGACGCCCTTAACATCTTTAATGTATACTTCATAAGCTACCTCCTTTCTCGATACTCACATCTTGTTTACAGTCATCATTCTACTACGGTTTATCCGTAATGTCCATAAACTAAACTTAAACTATCGTAAAATTTCCGTAAAATATTGATTTTATTACGAAAATATCGTAATATATAGGTATATTAATTAATATATTCTGTGTTTGAGAGGTTTTTATGAGTGATTTAGGCAACAAGGCTATTATGGCTGAGAATATTCAACGACTAATGGATAGTCGCGGAATTGATCGTAATAAAATATGCGCTGATTTAGGGTTAAAGTATACTACGTTTACCGATTGGGTAAAGGGAAATACATATCCTAGAATCGATAAAATTGAGTTATTGGCAAACTATTTTGGTGTTCCTAAATCTGAACTAGTAGAGAAATATACAGACGGCTATTACACTGACCGTGAAGCAGCCGAATTTGCTGAATACCTACGCACACGTCCAGGGGCTCGTATGCTCTTCTCTGCCGCTAAAGATATAAGTAAGGAGGATTTAGAAAAAGCAGTCGAATATATAGAGCTTTTAAAATTAAAAAACAAATAATACACAAGGGAGAGTGTTATATTGGTTGTAAATTTGATTTATTGCGACTTACCACATGCCAACGCTGTATCAGAGGAATGTGAAGATATAGATACTCATAATATCTATATAAACAAAAACCTCCCTCATGATCGTATGAGGGAAGAAATTAAGCATGAATTAATGCATATTATTAATGACGACTTCTATTTAGACCATCACGTTAATCTAGTAGAGCAAATGGTCCGTCGAACATGTATCGATGATGCCGAATTAGAGGCTATAGATTTCTACCATCATTATGTATCAGTATTATAAGGGATTATATAAAAGGGAGATGTTAACATGAAAAAGACTTTATTAATTACTACTATGCTTGCCTTAGTTACAGTTACAGGATTCGCTAGAACCGAAGTATCTCACGATGAATTTAAGGCCTTAGACGGCCCTAAAGTACTAGTACATTACGATGACGGGAGCACCGAATTACTAGACGAACAGGAATATCTTGAACGTACTATCAGCATGACAAAAGAAGAAATGGACGACTTACATAAAGTCGATGAAGGCACTAAAAATGCACTAGCAAAATGGCAAGCTGATCATGAGATACACCAGGCGCCATCTGAAGAAGTGCAACAGCCTAAAAAGAAAAAGCACTGGTATGATAACGTACTAGATTCTGTATTTTGATTTTATTGATATAGAATTCCGCATCAATAGAAAATATAAAGCGTATAACGAAGGAGGATCTGTATGGATTTAAAAAAGCCAGAAAACAAAGGTGCTTTAACATCAAAAATAGCGGAACTTGCAAATAACATAAGTACGTTTTTAAAAAACATACTAGTTTCAGACCAACACAAGGCGGCCCTACTTTATTATTGGCTACGCAATTATTTGAGATATATAAAACAAGAAGAAACCTTTAATCCGAAATATTTTCCTCAATTTAAACCTGGCGACATAGTTAAAGTTGACTTCGGCTTTGGCATAGGCTCTGAATTTGGGGGCCTACATTATGCTATAGTACTTGCGCCTAGTAATTCTAAAAACAGCACAGTCACTGTTGTCCCGCTACGGTCTCTAAAACTAGGTAAAGAAAGCCCCAAAACATTATATAAATCAGATGTTTATTTGGGGACAGAATTATTTACAGTCCTACTGGACAGGTCAGGAGAGATGTTAGATAAATGCGGTACCTTCATAAAGGAAGTTGAAAATACAGACCCAAAGACGATAACTGTTAAAGATATTGCACGCTTTGAAAAACAGCTAGAGGAAGCTAAGAACCTACTTGCTAGGCACGATATAATTATGAAAGAAGTATCAAGGTTAAATGCGGGCACCGTCGCTATAGTCTCTCAAATCAGGACGGTAAGTAAAATACGCATACAAAACCCTAGATATTCTAAAGATGCTCTTTATAATATGCGAGTAGATAGGCAGGCTACTGATAAAATTCGAGCAGTTATGAAAGACTTATACAATATAAAGTAAAATTGTAATAAGGTCCAAAAAAGGTTGATTTTTTTTAACATCTATTCTATAATGTAAGAACAAAGGGGTTTAGCCCCAAACTAAAATCATTATAAGCGGTTTAGCCGCAACTAAAGATGAGGTCTTGTTCTTATGGAACAAGACCTCATCTTTTTTGTTTATTATAAGGATTGAAGATATGGCTAAAAAACGAACCGATGGACGCTACCAGGTATCAAAGACGATAAACGGTAAGCGTAAATACTTTTATGGTACTACCAAAAAAGCTGCCATAGAAGCCATGGAGAAATACATAAATACAAATCAAGCATGTGCTAATTTTGATGATACTATTTCATTAAACACCTGGATTAATATATGGTTACAACTAAAACAAAAGACCATAACCCCTGCCACATATCAAAGTTATACAGGAATTATCAATCGCTATATTAGAGATAAAATCGGTGGCGTAAAGTTAGCTGACATTAAACCTAATACATTAAGGTATGTCTTTGAATCAATGAACGGATTATCATCAAGGACTATATCCTATACAATGACAATTCTAGGCTCCATATTAGAGCAGGCGGTAAAAGATGACATCATCCCTAAGAACTATATGAAAAACATAGACCGACCAAAACAGGTTAAAGTCCGTCATATGGTAACGTTATCTGCAGATGAAGTAAAAGACTTCTTATCCAATATATCTAACGTAGAGCATCATGCGCTATTTAAATTAGCATTTGCAACTGGTATGCGCCGGTCTGAATTATTAGGCTTACGATGGTCGGATATCGATTTCAAGAAATCAACTATATCCATTTCACAAACTGCCCTCAAAATCGGATCTACTGCAGTTATATCCAATACAACTAAAACCACATCCTCAAAACGGAAAATTGCCATTGATACGGAAACACTCCAGGAACTAATGAAGCATAAAACAGTCATAGACAAACGCAGAATTAAAACCTTGAACTGGATTAATAATAACCTTGTATTCCCTGGTATAAAAGGCGCTCCTCGTTGTCCCGATGAAGTCAGCAAACTATGTAAGAAATACGCCAATTTAATCGGTAAGCCTTCTTTTACCATGCATGGTACTAGACATACCCACGCCACCCTTCTCATTGAAAATGGGGCCAATATGAAAGCCATACAGGAACGTCTAGGGCATGCTTCATTCCAAGAAACGATGGATACTTACTCACATGTGACACCTAAAATGGAAGATGACATCGTAGCACGTATTTCTAAAATATTCTGATGTCAAAATGATGTCAAACCACGCAAGACTTTATGATGTCAAACAAAAATAAGGGCTTACAGAATTACCTGTAAGCCCTTATTTAATAAGCTTGGTGCGGTTGGAGGGACTTGAACCCTCACGAGCGTACGCTCACCACCCCCTCAAGATGGC